AGGGTCGTTCCGTAGGGGATTATTTTAGGGTCTACGGCACAAGATTTACCAGAGACTAACCGTTTTCCAGTAGAGCTTTTATAGCCAAACTCGTCCTCTCCCAACCAGTACGCCGTGATGCGAGCCTTGATTGTTTTCTTGGCTGGTGGTTTTGGGCTTTGAATCATTATGTTCGCCGCTTGGCTTGAGCATAAGAGGGTGATGGCTAGGATTATGATGGCTTTTTTCATCGTTAAGAAGTGGAGTCGCTCGCACAAATGGCGGTAGCGTCTCGATGGGGATTCGTCTCCCTTGGTTCTTTTGCCTTCTGCGTTGTCAATCGGGGTCTTGAGCTTGTCGATCTGTGCCTCGATTGCCTTGGCCTCCATCTTGTTAATCTTCACGCTTTACCTCCGTCCAATGGCATCGCTTGTTTGGCCTTTTGATCTTGCCCCTACCCTCTAAATATCGTAGGTGGTACTGGATTGCTCCGTGGGTTTTCTTTAGCACTTCCGCAATCGTGCAAGTCGGAATCTCGTTGGTGATTAGGGTGAACACGGCATCTCTCAACATATCAATGGTCGCTTGGTTGCGAGTCGTTGCGTAGAGCTTTTCCAGTTCCTTGCCGGGGTAACGGTCAGCAAGTATGCCGTTGGCCTTGGCCTCTGGGGTTGTGTATGCTTCGTTCATTGAGTTTGCAACTTACTTTGAGTTTTTATTGAGGCAAGGGTTGGTTTTGGGTTGTTCAACATCCCACTTCAAAAGCATTCTGTCCTTCGGATTGCAGAAATAAACGAATCTATGCTTTTTGCTCCGTTCCTTCATATAAAAATTGTCTCCATAAAGTTCTTCCAACATCTGCTTTTTGCTCTTCTTGTCTGTGGATTGCGGGACGCTGTTTGATACCGTCTTGCTGTGCATTTTAATTCCCTTAACTTGGTATTCTAAAACTGGCTTTGTTTGCCCAGTATAAATCCAATTTGTCGATCTATAAACTATGCCAGAATGGTTTTGTTCCGTGTCTGCATAGCTTACTATTATTAGGGCTGGCTTTATTTTGCTTAACTCCCTTAACGCCCAACCGATGAATCTGCTTTCGCTATTTTTTGGGCAAATGTCATTCATCCAAAGCCTATTTAATTCATATACCCTTTCTTGGTTTTCTCTCCCGCAAACGCCAATGCACAAGTGTTGTGATGGTGGCTTACCGAATGTAATTATGCCAACCAGATTGTTATTAAAGAATGCTCCGAATGCCCAAGTTATAGGGGCTTTTCTGTGGGCATAATGGCTTTCAAGCGCAACAAGATTAGCCGTGTGATTTGTTATTGGTCTGAATAAAAGTTGGAGCGGCGAGGTCGGAATTGCACCGCCATCCTCCCCTTGGAATAGGGGAAGCTCTACTGTTGAGCTATCGCCGCCAAAACTCATAAATAATACTCCGCAACACTCTTTCCGCTGTTCGTCTTTATAGTTCGCTTCTGCACATCGTAACCAGCCTTCCGCAAATCACAAACTCGGCTTGCCAGTCGGAAGCACTTGAACCAATCGAGTGCCTCCAAAGCCGTGAGTGTTCTGCCAGATTGCAAGTGGGCTAGGATGCGAGCGTTCTGGTCGTGGCCTTCAGTCTTTTGAGGATGGGTTGTCCTCATAAAAGGCAACTCGAACTGCTCTGCCTCTACCATAGCGATCATCGTGAGCCTCCCTTGGCTTTCCTAACAACGAAGTTACGGCTCTTGGCGAACAAAATAGTTGTTGGGTGAACTCCCCAAGCTCTTGCAAGCTCGCTCATCGACATTCCGCTATCGAGTTGGTGCTTCCAGAGCGTCCATCGCTTCTTAACTGTGGAGTATTCACGATTTCGCCTAGCCCCAGCCTTCCCATAGGTCGGAATAAGCTCTTTGGGGATGTCTAGGGGGGTAGTTACCCCTATTACGAACTTTTCAAGCCCTTTAGAGGCCAATTCCGCTCGATTCTGTGCCATTGTGGCGGTTAGTGTGGTCACCATTTGCTCAAACTCACGCAATTTGTCCTCGCACATCTTAACCCGGTGAATTGTGGCGGCTAAAACCATATCTTGAGGGTAGTTCACGGACACCCCGCTTCTACCCAGTCGCTATGAGTGTTGAATCCAGCTAATTTATAGGTTGGTGGGGATTCGCACCCCGATTTGATTGGTTTCTTCATTGGTTGGTTGTTTCCTTTGGTTGGTTGTTGGTTGCTTCTACGCTGACAATTTCTGGCACACGCTCGCCAGTCCTTAACCGATGCCCTTCCCCCGACCTTCCATCCGTTGCTTTCGTAATAATCAAAAGCACTTTCCACATCCGTTCCTATCCAGCCAATTTCTTTTGCATACCCAATCCAATCCGAACGAATCGGACGCTCTTGCGTCCTTGTATTATCTAGCTTCTTGCATATAGCATCTAGCTTCTGCCTCGGACTTTCGGTGGGACATTCTCTGGACATTTGCTGGACATCGCCGTGACGCATACGCATCTTTCTACTAGCGTCTGACTTACGCAACTGCTCATCCTTCACCATTCTGCGTGAAATGATGGTCTCTTTGTCGAAGCTGAACACCCCAGATGCGTGCAACTCATCCATCAACTCGGCTGTTCGTTGTGGGGTAAGGCCACAGATTCTAGCAAGTTGTTCGCTTCGTGCTGGCTTGCCTCCGATAAGCAAATATCCGTGTCGATCTGACTTTGCCATTAAGCAAATCATATCAGCCCAGAGACCCCTTGCCTCAACCGAGCAAGACCGCAGAGCCTCATCGGAAAGCCAATCGGCTACAAAGAATTTAATCCAAGGCAACTTCACTTCTTGGCCTTTTCCATATCTATCTTTTGGTACTTCTTTGCTCGTTCTAATAGCTCTTTAGTGATACGATGGCTATAATCTAGGTGGCTGATGATATCCTTGTAGTTCTCCCGCTTTGCGTGGTCGAAGTCCTTGAACAATTCTTTTAATCTTTTCGATACGATTGCGTGGAACTCGTCCACAAGTTTTAATCTCTTAACACTCATTTTATTTTCTCTCCTAAATTATTGAAAACAAACTCATATCCGTCCCTGTTTAGCGTATATTCGTAAATACGTTTAGTATCTGGGTTATCTACTTTCATTAAAATGTAGATTTTAGCATCTTCAAGGCTTTCAAATATTCCATCTGGTGCTCCTTCTGGATATGATTCACCATCAATTACACAATATAATTTCATTTCTTTTTAATCCTTTCGATTATGTCTTTTCCCAAATCCCACAATGCTCCGCTCACGAATATGATTAGCAGATAGAGACTCAAGCACCCTAAACCTATGATGAATAAGTCCCACAAAGCTCTCCCTATAGATAAAAGGAAAGTTACCATTTGGGTGCAGTCGGCCAGCTTGACCAGAGCCGAATGTCCTTTTTAAGTACCTCGCCAAACGCACACACAAAGCGATCATCGAGATACCTACCGCTAAAGACCACACCGCCAGATTCCATAAGTATTCTTTCATCTTTTTTGGGATTCTCCTTGGCTGTATGCCATTCAAGCATTGACCATTTTAGTTTTGGAACATCGACATCAACGCTCATCCGAGCCTCCGAAGGGCTACGACAACCTCATTTAGAATGTCTTGAATGACTTGATCTTCCGTTCCGTCTGCCAGTCGTTGGACAAGTTCGGCACACCGCTCCCTTTCGAGGGCGGCGGCCTTATTCATCGCATCGTTGATGATGTCTTGCACTAGTTCAGAATGGGATTTCATCGTTGGGATTTCCTTTCTGTATCGAGTCGGCTTCCGCAAGAATCTCTGCGATGATTTCGTTTCTGATGATGTCGTTCTTGTAGGGCTTACCATCCGCACCGGGCTTGAGGTCTTGCTTGGATAGCCACTCCAAATAATCCAAGCCCTTGTTTCCGAAGGCGGCGATCTGGCGAAGCGTTGAGCCTTTGTGCTTGCCGAACTTCAACTCCATATCTCTCGGCTCACCGCCATTACTTTTAACCACAACCCCATTGAGCTTGTTGGTGATGTCGGCTAGGTCGGCCTTGCTAATGAAGTCTGCCTTTACTGTATCTAGCTTAACTGGCTTCGGTGCTTGCTCGTACTTGTCCGTGTTGATGTCCTCGAACCCGCCGTGAGGAACTTCCTCGGCTGGGGTGGTTGAGAGGCTCTTATCAATCAACACTACGATATGGGCAAAGGCAGAGCGACAAGCCCTGCTGATTGCTCTGGTCTGGCACATCGCTCGCTTGGCATAGGTTGGGCGGCTTGCCCACATAGCCTCATCATCACCCAAGAACCCCTCAGCACTCGATATGACTTGCCCATTATCCATTCGCTTCACTTCACCGATGCAACGATAGCCGTCCTCTAGTCTCTCGACATCTCTTGCGCTTGCTACGCATCCGTGAGCTACTGCGATTGCTTGCCAGCCCTCGACTCGAACATAGTCCTTCTGGCCTATGCGTTGGCAAGTTTCTTTTACGATGGCACGACAAGCCCCAGCCACATCAGTAGCTTGGCGAATGTGGGTTGAGACTCCGTTGCCGTTGGTTACTGCTAGTTCATTCATTAGTTGTTTCTCCTTGGTTTTTATTGTTTATCTTGTCCGTAATCGAATATGCCAAAACCTTCAGCATTTTCTTTTGCGGTTGTGGGTAAGTTCAAACACCTAAAGTCATTACGCTGGTCGAACTCGGTATCTGGGATAGGCCCAAACACTCTTACTATCCATTCATCCGTAGTTTCATTTGGTAATTTTTTTTTGGCTGGTTCTTGATGCCAGAATGTAGGCATTTCTTCACTCATTTGCTTGTCCTTTCGTTTATGGTTTTGATTATCGGGGAAAGCCACTTGGTGCTTATGTCGTGGGATGGGACACGGAAAACTAGGATGCCCATTGAGGCGGCGAGGTTATATTTTTCCATATCATTCAAGAACCCGGTCGGCCTCGTGTGTCTGCCCCTGCTCCACACCCCGCCCTCAAGCTCAATGGCCACGCCATCAATGTGGTAATAGTCGAATCTAAATCTTCTACTATCAGCAAACTTGTATTCTTTAAGTAGCCCCCACCCGCCAAGACTCTTCCATAGAATCTCGAACTTGGCTGATGGAGATAACTTCATTTTAGTTACGCCCCACCCAGTTCTTTGTGGGCAAGACTAGCTCTGGCTGTTTAGGCTGGTTGCCCTCTGCCACTATCTTATCCAAGCGGTCGAGGTCGGCGGCCACGCTCAAATAGAATCTCCGTCTCTCGTAGTTCTGCTGGTCGATGTGTTGAGCGATCATATAAAGCCCCCGAACAATCACCAGTCCCACAAAGATGATGAGGCCAAAGATCACCAGCGAATCCTCTGTTTCTGCCAAGCGGGGGAGCAGTAGTTTGGGTTGGTGATGTAGGGGTACTTGCCGTCATCCGTAGCCTTCATCACAAAGCCCTCCCAGATTACTTCTCCAGCCTTGTTATTCTGAAAGTTCATCTCCTCCCAGATTGCGTTGATCTTGTGGTGGGCAAGCCGGACAAAGCGAAGGAGCTTGTTTTGTGGGACATCGAAGGTCACGGCTTCAAGGTGTTCGATCTCCTTCATCCGTTCTGCGTAAGGCTTGGGGTTGGCTGGGTCGAATGCGTCCATCACAACGATTGTCCCTTTGCCAGTCTTGGTTCTCTGTCCCATTATCTCGCAATCTACAAACCGAGACTTGATACCAGCACCAAGGATTCGATCTGCCATTAGCTTGTGATTTGTGGCGAACTTGCCGTGGCGGTTGTAGCCCTGCTGGGTTTCTTGGTCGAACCAGCCTCTCCATCCGTTGAGCTTTCCCTCAATGGAGAACCCATCGGAGAACTCATCGTGGTTGGCTGGCACGGCTGAACCTACTGGCCTTGCTGGGAGGGGGAAGGATGTCATTGTTTGTTTATAGAGGATTTCGTAGGGTTGTGTAAAGACTTATTTTAGGAGTTGCTCAACTATGCAGAGGGTTGCACCAGCACCCACGATTAGTCCGATGATATAGGCTATTAGGATTTTGTTCATTTGGTTTTTCTTTCTTGGTTGGTTATTTGTTTTCCCATTCGCTTATTTCGGCTGTTCGCAAATCATCTAAATGTTTTTTGGTTTGCACCAAAATGGAGTGTCGCTTTGTTCCTAACTTAACCCAATAGCCGAGAATCCTTGTGTAACCCACTTTGACCGGGGTGACTTCGGTTCTTGTTGTTGTTGCTTGCATACCCGCACTCTATCACACCCCCACAACTTGTCAAGGGTTTATTTACGATTGTTTGTAAGTATCTATAAACACGCTACTTGCGAGGGGGCTTTATGGGTAGTATTTTGTAGATTTGCAGTTGCCGTAGGGCGGGTTTTGTTTTTGTCACGATTAGGAATGGGTGCTTTCTCATTTCTAGTTTTTTGTTTTTCATCATATCCTTGATGAGTCTTGCGGTCGTGTTCGTTTTCAAGCCCCAGAGTTTTGCAATTTCTGGCCGAGTGTAAAAACCCTCTGGGCGTGGTGGGGTAAAGCGATTGTAAATGTGTTCTTGTAGTAGTTTCTGCCAAGGATTTCGTGGTTTCATATCAAAAGGATTTTATGTTTGTGGGTAGGTGGAACTTGTTGCCTCGTTGTCTTGCTTGGAATACATCGTGGGTCTTGTCGGAGTGAATCATCCCATAAGCCCAGCCGTGTTGCCATCTTAATCTACGCAACTGGCCTCGGTTGTATTCGGGTGTCTTGTTGCATAGGCATCCGATGTTGTACCCGGTTCGGGGGTCGATGGATACGCTTCTAAAATAATCAATGGCGTGGGTGTGCCCAAAGATAACATCTCCGTACGCATCGCTGTGCTGTTTGGCAGAGTGCATAGCGTGGCCGTAGCCGTGTGCGAATGAAAGCGTCCCGCATTTGTAGATGCCAGCAACGGAATCATAGGGGAACATTCTTGCCCTTGTCTCTTTCATAATGGCCTCGATGTTTTCAATCCCATCGTTGGCGTAGTCCCTCGCTATTCCGCTTCGAGAGTTGCGGCTCAAGTCATATATCCTTTCGTCGTGGTTGCCCCTCAAAAATATTCTCTCATCTCCGTACGAAAAAAACTCCCTAATAAATTCCTCACCCGCATCCCAATCTTTCTGAAGGCTCGATGCTTGCTCCTCATCCCCTGCTCCCTTGCGAATAGCTCGGAAGTCCCAGAGGTCTCCGATGCAAACGACTAGGTCTGGTTGGTATTCCTTCGTGAAAGCGAGTAGAGCCTTTACCGAAGGAGCGTCTTGTTCATCGCCGTGGATATCGCCACAAGCAACGAACTTAATTGGCTTCATAATGGGGGTTTAGATTGTCCAGTTAAAGTTGTGTAAATTAAATTACAACACTCTCTAGCTCTGGGGTTTGTCAATGTATCGTCTGTGCATCCTTCCTTCGCCAATTCCATAACTATGTGCATTTGTTGGCGTAGTGACAAAAGATAAACCATTTGATCGGTTGCCTCCGCTATTGACTCCTCAACCAATCTGGCCGTGGGCATTTCCCATAATTTCGTTCCTTCATTTTCCTCAACCCCCCGCTTGTATTTCTTTTCCATCGACTCGACTGCCGCAACCTGCAAAGTCGTTAAATGAAGTTCGTGCTTTTTGGTAAAATGCTTTTGGGTTTTCTCCACGCCTTGTTCTAATGTCATATCCTATCTGCTAGACCAAGGGCGCTTACTGACTAGAGAAACTTTTTGATTATTCACTTGTTGCTTTTGTGGTGAGACTAATTCCCTCCACCCAGAAATTGTTGCGTCCTCAAGGTGAGGTTGCTCCCATTCGAGATGCCGTAGCTGATGCTTCTGTGCAATCTTCTGGCATATCGAATAGGTTTGGTCGTCCTGCCAAGAGGGGATTAAATCGTTAGTCGGAGTGCGAGCAAGGGGTACATAGTCTATTGCGTGAGAGCCTTTACCTAGGTCAATGTGGAGCGATTGCGGTGGTATCCCTCGTGCGTTTGTGACTTTCCTCCCTGCCTTTGTCCTTCCTTTGGCATATAGCTCCTCTTGTTCTTGGGGAGTACGCACCGAGCAGTAGATCAAAACTGGAATCTTTTTGCTCATCAACTCCGAGTACCAAGCCCCCACCCTCTTCCCGAAACTAGGCTCGCACTTTTCGATGTGGCCTCTTGACCTTTCCACGGCCTCCCGAATCGTCATTGGTCAAGCCTCTTTCGGAGTCGTTCATTTTCTTCCACGAGTCGAGAAATCGTTTTGAGCGTTTGCCCATAAAGC